TTATTTGTTTTCAGAATTACATTCCGGCAAACCGGTAATACTGGTTAGCAGTGATAATATTCCGGCCAGCATGGATGTGGAAATTACTAATTTCGTGTCTATCTGCCCAAGTACAGTTACGGTTCCAATTGTTGCTATGGCGGTCTGCGCGACAGTCTTTATTGCCCTGATACCGGCACATTTAGCCCATTTTTTCCAATCTTTTGCTTTCATGTTACCATCCTTTCTTTTCAGGGTTGATTAAGCCGTTTATCATTAGAACGATTCGATTATTATCCATACAGTTCAGCAATTCGTGATACGCCTACGTAAATTTCGGAAATTTTATACCATGTAGTATAATCGACTGTTCCGGTCTGTGGCAGTCCGAATACTTTCTGGAATGTACGGACTGATTCTGCAGTTGCAGGTCCGTAAATCCCGTCAGCAGTAATTTTCGGAATAGCAGGATAAGCACCTGCTATGACATTTAATTGTTCCTGCATCTGCAAAACTTTATTGCCGGAAGAACCAATTTCCAGAGTATAGCCAGGCCAGGAGGATGGGATGCCGGAGATGGCTTCGGCGGTGTTAATGTACATGTCGTCACCGTAGTAGTAACGGAGAATTTCGATAGGGGAATAGCCCTGGTCGCCTAAGGATTTGGATCCCCATTGGGTCAACCAAATTGTTATAACCTATAAAGTACACGCAAACCCTTGATTTTACTGGGCTTGCGGGCATTTTACCTGTATAAGAAAAAGTAGATTTTAAGAGAATCGTTCTTGCGATCGTAGATAATTTTGTCAATGATCTGCTTCAGAGCTTCGTTCTTTTGAATGTATGTATAGTTGTTGGAAATGAGAATATCATACACACTCCGGACCTTCTGCAGCATGGCATCCGCTGGATCCTGATCAGATTTACGTGCTGCCTTTTTCAATTCCTTCAATTGCTGTTCTAAGGATTCCCGTTCTTTCTGAATGATAGCTTTATTCGCTTTATATTCTTCCAGTGTATCAATCCCTTCCCGGTAGGAGGCTTTTATTCGTTCCTCTTTGCCGGTTAAACTTTCCAATTGTTCTGTTATAGCCTTGCGCTCATCAAACTGCTCTGTGGGTTGATATTCACGCAATTCATAGACAATATCTTTGGTATCCAATATTTCTTTGATACTGGCCAGAACTTCCTTTTCAAGGACCAGTGAGCTGATGCCGTTCGGCTTTTTACATTTACCTTTACTGTATCCGTAGCAGGAGAAGTAAGAATATTTTTCCCCATTGACTCGTTTCATAGTGGTTGAGGTTAGGGTGCGTCCGCAATCCGGGCATTTCAGCAGTCCGGAGAGCCAGTGCTTATAAGTGGAAGAGGGGCGCTTGCCGACCGGCTTGTAAGTGGCTTTAAATCGTTCCTGTGCCGATTCAAACAATTCCTTTGATATAATAGCCGGTTGTTGCCCTTCTGTAACAATCCATTCGTCCTTATCTTTGATACGATTGGTGCTGTTCTCTGTCCGGTTCCACCGGATCATGCCACAATAGGAAGGATTCTGGCTGATGTATTCGACAGATCTTCGTTCAAATGGCTTTCCATGAGAAGTCTTGAGTCCTAAAGAATTTAGGTATCTGGCGATATCAAAGAAGCTCATACCTTCATTTGCATATTTTTCGAATATGGTTCGAACGATCTTTGCTTCTTCCGGAACAATCACCGGCGGCTTGCCATGCTCCACAACCTTGTAGCCAAGCGGCGGACGTGCCTGGTATGCTCCGCGGAGTGCATTTTCTTTCATACCTCGATACACTTCGCCAGATAACCGGATAGAGTAGTATTCGTCCATCCATTCGATAATACGCTCGATCAGTGAACCAAAAGGATTATCGGAGAGTGGTTCGGATACACTCACGACATCTACATTGTGCTGCTTTTTTAATAGAGATTTATAAACGATAGATTCTTCCTGATTCCTGGCGAACCTGGAAAACTTCCATACCAGGATCTGATCAACCGGATGATCAGATCCTTTGGCCAGTCCGATCATCTCCTGGAAGCCGGGACGTTTGTTGGCTTTTCTTCCGGAGATACCTAGGTCCGTGAAGATCTTCAGGATTACAATATTGTTCTTGGCTGCATAGTCCCGGAGGAGATGCTCCTGGGAGTCCGGGGAAATTTCTTCTTGATCGTGAGTGGATACCCGGATGTAGCCGTATGCATATTTTACGCTCATTGTATCACCTTTCCTTCTTAAGTGTACGTAAAAATGGGTACAAAAATAACACCTATACGGTGCCGGATTTTTGTGATACAATATTCTTGTTGAGGGAGTACTGTATCGAGCGAATCCTTCGCCGTATATATTACTCGGGATTTTCCCTGGTGCTGGTAACACCGGGGAATTTTTATTATTATCTATATTGTTTATTTAATTTAAGCATAACCTTTCCACCAGATATGCCGTCGTAGACAAACCAATCTTTCTGGCTGTTAGTTTTACTGGCTGGTGCGACGCCAACAAGGGCATTATAGCGAGTATAGAGACCGCCATAAAAGTTTTGCGAACTTGATTCTATAGAAGAATCTTGCATTTGCGCATATAAATTCAATTGCCTTACAAGAGTATCAGCAAAATCAAGAGCAAGGGATGGATCAGTAGAATCATCAACAACTGCAGTTATAGTTATTGTATCATCTTTTACTCCGATATAATAATCTTGAACATAGGTGTAATCTGGATCAAGCGGTAAGTTCGCTTTTAAATCAGATATACATTTGTCCATATCTAACGAAGATACTGTCTGCGTATCCGATGTGGAAGAAGCAGAATCTTTCCCTTGGTCAGATGATTCGCTTTCGGATGAGTTTGCTTTATCTGAAGAATCTTCAGTGGTAGCTTCATCACTTTTTTTATCAGATTTTACCGTTTTTTCTTTTTTCGTATCAGACTTAGAACTTGAAGAATCTGTTTTAGATCCACCGCAAGCTGAAAGCGATAATGCCATTACGCTTGCAAGCAGCACTGCTACGATTTTCTTTTTCATACGTTTTTCCCTTTCATTTTATTTGTTTCAAATGTTTCATTTCTTGTTTTTTCCAGAGTTTATTTATCCAATCAGCATCTCCGCCATATAAATACTTTCGTATCAAGAGGGCAGTGTATTTATGGTTAGAGATACTGGATGAATTACATATATCTCTTTACAACTTCTATTAAACGGTTTTTGTATTTGTACAAATCGTTTAAAGAGTCGATATAAATACGCTCGAATTTTTTATTAGCATCCGGGATGAGAAGTTGTTTATTTCTTGCATCAAGATTGAGGCGACAAATCGGTTTTCTATTATTGTCTTTATATAGAATTCCAAAATAACTTTCGGTATCACGGTGAACTATATCTTCAACGGGTACGATACCAGCAAGAAGTCCGCGAATAATGTAGAAACTTTCAATTTCATCTTCCGTTGTAACAATCTTTGATGCGGGTTCTTTGATCTCGGGTTCTGATTCTTCATCTTTATCATAATCGTCAGCTAATGCAGAAGAAATTTTACTATTTACTATTTCATTTACAAAAGAAGAGAAAGCTCGTTTTACCACAGGCGTAAATTTTTCAATTATTCTCTGATTCTTTTGACCATCGTATATATCCGCTAAAATAAATCGAACAAAGTCTTCTGTCGGAGATTCAAACTGTTTTGTTAAGATGTTTTTTATTTGACTGCTATATTTAAGCTCTTCGGCAGTACTAAATATTTTGTCCTTATCAAAATTATCTTTACAAAATTTTTTTAATTCATTGATGGAAGAATCTTTTAAATTTGCCATGTCTATTTCTAGAAATGGCACAAGATCCATTTTGTTTGATTCTTCTAAATCTGTATAAAAACGATATATTATGCCATTTGTAAGAATGCCAAATTTAGCAGGAGATGTCCCGAAATATCTAAAAAGTTGAGACGAATGTTTGTCGAGTTGCTCTGAGCAACTTTTGCATTCGACTAAAATATTCGGCTGTCCATTTTCAAGGATTGCATAATCAACCTTTTCGCCTTTTTTAATTCCTACATCAGCAATATACTCTGGGCAAAATTCATTTGGATTGAAAACATCATACCCAAGAAGTTGAAATAAAGGCACTACAAGAGACATTTTTGTGGATTCTTCTGTAGTGATGGTGTCTTTTAAAGACAGTATCCTTTCTGAAAATTGTTTAATTACATCATTGAACTCCATACATTTTCCTCTCTTTCATATTTTATAAATCATCACCATATAGATAGTGGTGTTCAGCTCTTTGGAACATATCGCAATGTTCCTGAATAAATTCAACACGTTTCTGATCACGAGCAATCCGCTTCTTTAATCGTCTTCGTTCCACTTGCAGTTGTTTGATGCGATCAAGATAGATTTGAGCCGGTTCTGGATCTTTGTGTGGATGATGAGCATAGTATTCAATTTCTTGTACATTACCTTTTAAAAAGTCATCTTTTGTTATATGACTCATGGCATGCTCATATGCCTTAAGCTGAGATTCATAATTCAATCCGGCATTGATCAGTATTGTGTAGCTTCCGTCTTCGTTCGGAACAACCATTTCATTTCCTTTTTTACTAGGAAAGTCCATAAGAACGACATTAACATCCGGTGTCGTCAATATCACCACGTTCCTTTCGTTTAAGCGCGAGAGCCATGCTATGCAGAGCTTTTAAGTCGTCCGGATCCATATCTTTCTGGACATCGAACAGCGCTTTCAGTTCTTTGTTTTCAAATATCTCTTGTGCTACCTGCGCAGTTTCATCATTTAAATAATACTTTTCTGTATCTGATTCATTTCCTGTCATTAAATAGTCGACAGATACATTGAAGTAATCAGCAATTTTCTTTATTTTCGTAGCATTAGGTGTACTGTTTCCTAATTTACTGATATACCCCTTTCCGAATCCAAGAGTTTCTTCGAGCTTGTTCATTGATATTCCATAGTCTTTGCACAAGCTTTTAATACGTTCTTTCATATTTTTGGGCCCTTTCTGAAAAATCGCAAAAACTTCTTGACATTCTGAATATATCGCGTATAATAAAATTACAAGTTCTGAAAAAATCGCAAAAATAATCAGAATGGCAAATATGCTATTTATTTGTTTGTGGTAATTCAAATTATAGGATATTTTCAGAAGTTAGTCAATAATATTTAGTGATTTTTTCAGAACTTATATTGAAAAAGGAGGTGTAAATTTGATTTACGAAAATATTTGTAAACTTGCAAAAGAACGTGGGATTTCGATTAACAAGTTAGAGGAAAAAGCAAATGTATCGACGGGCAGTATTTGCAAATGGGGAAATAGTGTGAGTCCAACAGTTAAAAACATTAAGAAAGTAGCCGATATTCTGAAATGTACTGTGGATGAATTAATTTCAGCAACAGATGAAACAGGTTCAGAAGAAGGGAGGGAATAAAGTGGTTGAAAGCGTATCCGTTTTATTAGTATCAATAGCCGCAGTGTTAACGGCTATCGATCAAATATCTATAGTTCTTACAACAAAGAAATTATGGAGGCAACAGCAGCAATTGTTGCAACAATTAGAGATGCTACAGAAAGAACTGTCTGAATTATAAATCGCTTTGAATTTATAGCAGATTCTTTTTCAGATGCTTCTTGCATTTGCAAAAGAGTATCGTGGGTTTCTTTTAAAAGGGCATCACGTTCACTTTGTTTGTTGATTTCGTCAACCATTAGTTGGGCGTGCCAATTAGGATCCATACAATGTATCTCCTTTCGTAAATACTCAGCGTGGCAGTGCTTGTATTTAGAGTATAGGAGAGATTTGAGGAAGATGCAATAAAAGAGAGGTGGATATTATGAAACGATTATGCCCAGTATGTTTTACCGAGCTTCCAGAGAATGCAAATTATTGTCTGATTTGCGGAAAGTGTATGAGAGAAAATGTGGAGCAGATCGTTCAATATATAGGTTGTTCACCAGTAACAACAGTGGTCGGAATAAATGATTGTGCGATTCATGTTAAAGATCAGAATGCAACAAGTACAAACCATTCCACATAACCTATAAAGAGGTGATGCAGTTTTGAAACATATTAACATCGTGATCATCGATGGAGTAGAAAGAGACATGGCTACATTATCTGCAGAGGAGCGAGCAAAGATCGTGAATGAGTTGAATCGTGTAGCTGTTGGATATCTGGGATACCAGAAAGAGAAAACCGCTTAGGCGGTAGGGGAGGTGGACAAGCAGTATGAACTTAAAACCAGAAACACCACTGATTAAAAAGCTTGAGATCAAGCGTCTGGAAGATGAATGCGAAAATTTAAGACTGTGGCGTTGGAGATTAACTATTGCGATAGAGCTGATAATGATCACGGTATTAGGAGCGTGTGTGGTCAACTTTTATGCAATCAGGTGAAAGGGGTGAGGACGTTGCAAGGAGAAATCAAAGAAAAGCACCCGTATAAGCCGGCAAGCTTCGGGCGCTCAAGAAATTAGTCAACTATATTATATGAGAAGAAAGGGAATTAGTCAAATGATTAAAGCAACATCACAGTCCGTTTGCAGCGGAATAACGGGATGCCAGGTAGAACTACTTGGATCAGGAGCAGAACTGATAAAAGAATATAAAGGAGTTACAGCGGCAATGTATAAATCACTTCGTGGACATATGCCAGAAGAACTGGCAAAGGAAGTTCTGGTAAGTATTACCAAGGAAGCCATTAAACAGACGGAGGAGAAAAGATGAAGACGCTGAAAATTACAACGGATAATAAGATCTCTATCATCGATGTAGATTTTAAGGATTTCAGATCTATCCAGCAGGAAGTCGGCGGATATTTCGAGACTGTGAAGACAAGAAAGATGTGGGACTACTTCAAAGCTCCGGTGATTATGCTGGTTGATGAGGAAGGGTTAATCAAAGGACTTTCTTGCAATGCAGTGGCTTCTGTATTCTATGGAATCGAAGAGCATGGTTGTATGATTGCCGGCGATGTGATTTTCGGGTTAGTTCTGGGAGAAGATATTATCGGATTTGGCAATCGGGATGCGGAACAGTGGATGGAAAAGATGTTAAAAGACTTCCCTGTATTGCAGAAGGAGAACAGTCATGAGTGATGGAAAGATACATATTCCGGCCAGAAGGAAACAGCCGGTAGATGATCAGATGGTGGTCAAAGTAACACCGGAAGCATATAACGCGCTGGTAGATATTTATAACGAATCAACTTTATCACTTAAGCAGATTGCAAGTCTTTTGATTGTAAAGGCTGCAGAGCAAGTGGTGTATGACAAAGAATAGTCGGAGGTAGAAATATGGCAACATTATATGAATTAACAGAGGAATACAGGCAGCTTTTGGAAATGATGGAAGATGACACCGTTGATCCGGAGGTGCTGCAGGATACATTGGAAGGCGTAGATGGTGAAATTGAAGCAAAGGCAGATAACTGCGCAAAACTGATTCGTGAGCTGAATGGTGTGGCCGGTGTGATCAACGAAGAGATTGAGCGTTTAAAAGCAAGAAAAGACGTAATCTCCAACAATGCTGACAGAGTAAAAAAATATCTTGAGAAGTCAATGATCGATACCGGAAAGAGAAAGTTTAAGACGGCTTTATTTGGATTTAATATTCAGAAGAATCCGGCATCAGTTGTAGTTGATCAGGAAGATAAGATTCCAGAAGAGTACTGGATTAAGCAGGATCCGAAGCTGAACAAGGCTTTACTTAAGAAGTGGCTTAAAGATAATCCGGAAGATTTTGCGCACTTGGAGCAGAGTGAAGGATTAAGAATTCGATAGGAGATATGGATATGTGGGAAGTAAGAGTAACACAGAAATATACATCAGATCACGGAATTGATTTAGAAGAAACAGTAGTTTTTAGAGTAAACAACTTAACGAAAGCGGGCGTTATCGTTGATATATTTAAAGGATATGGTATTGGAAAGATGAGTTATTCCATTACCCAGAAACAGGAGGAAGAGGATAATGAGTAAAGTTATTTGCATTATGGGAGAATCAGGATCCGGCAAAACAACATGGAACAATAGCGAATCTGTTTGACGTCCGTGGATATGATTATTCCGTATTTGAGAAAATCCCATCCGGATTGATATCAGTAAATTGGAGTGGAGACTTCGGAATAGATTTATATGTGTTTCTGAAGCGGAAGGAGGCAGCATGGTAATTCTGGCGACAAGGAGCAGAGAAATAGGAACGAATCCACTGTTAGATGCGAATTGCACCTTTGATGCTAACAAAGATAGGGAATTTTCCATCAAGATTGCCAGATGTAACTGGACAGAAGAAATGATATTCGGAAATCTGGTGTATGTGCCAGATACGGAATTTGGCGGAATTATCGAAGATGTGTTGACCGATACAACTCTGGATTATGTAGAGCTGAAAGGCTATACATGGCGTGGACGCATGGCAATGAAAGCAATAGAGCCGCCGGCCGGAAGTGATTACAGGGTGGTGTCCGGGGAGTTAAATGCAATTCTTAAGAAGATGATAGAACCGGAATTTGGAGGATTGTATGTTGTGCCTGGTACAGACACTGGTGTTACAGTAAGTAATTATCAGTTCGACCGTTATTGTACATTACTGGAAGGTATTACAAAGATGCTGAAATCTGTAGGATATAGATTGAGTATTCGGCATAAGCGCGAGAAAGGAATCCCGGGATACGTTTTGATTGAAGCAGTACCGGTTGTAGACCATTCTGATGAGATTGAGTTGTCTAAGGATTGTGGGCTTAATTACACGATGGAAGATAAAAGAAATGGGGTAAATCATTTGATTGTGACAGGAAAAGGGGAATTGCAGAATCGAAATGTATTTCATCTCTATGTTTGGCCGGATGGCTCTTTTAAGAAAACACAGTATTATAAAGGCTTAGATGAAATCGCACAAGTGTATGAAAATACATCGACAGAGACAGATGAACTGGAAAGCCAGAGTACGAAGAAATTACAGGATTTGTGTAGTAAAAAGACATTTGGTATGGATATAGCAAAACTTGGAATCGATGTGGGCATTGGAGATATTGTTGGTGGCCGGGATTATCTTACAGGGATGTATTCAAGCAAGCCAATAGAAAATATCATCTACAGTATTACCAATAGGATAGAATCCAAAGAATACGAATTGGAAGGAGAAAATGATAATGGAGATAGTTAGTGGAAGAACCGGGAAACCCCATGTTACAAGCCAACAGTTTCGACAGATTATAGAAGGAATTATTAGTGATGAGAGTTGTATATTGCCGTCTGGAGAAAATCTGGAACCGGAGCTGGTATCCAACAATTCTCTCAAGATCCGAAGCGGAATGATGTGCCATCATGGGAATGTGTCATCTGTAAAAATCGGAACTTATGATGAGGTGGAACTTACAAATGGATCGCAGGGAATGAAGAGGATAGATCTGATTGTTAATCGGTATACAAGAAACGAAGAGGATAACACAGAAAAAAATGAATGGGTTGTAATTATGGGAACCCCTGCAGAGAGCAATCCGGTAGTTCCGGAGTATACGCAAGGAAATTTACAAAAAGGAGATCTTGTAGATGATTGCCCGGTATTCGAAGTACATTTTGATGGAATTAATATTACGGAAGTAACGAAGATGCTGGAGATTGCTCAGACAAATAAGGATTTGTCCAATAAAGTTGCTAAATTAAATAAAAATATAACATCCGTAAAATCAGTCAATAAGAATATAACTAAAATGATAGCCGGATCAAAAGTTGTAACCGCAAAAGCCAGCACATCTGTACAGGTATTGTCTAATTCTGAGATAAATAATGCGCTTGGCGTAACTAACTCTTCTAATGCAAACACAGTGGTATTAATGACTAACGGCGATGGTCTTGCTCAAAAAGTGCATGTAGAAGGCAGTACCTACTTAGACGGCGCATGGCATGCAACGTTTAATCAGAATGCTTCTAGTGGTAGCATTAGAATAAATTATGTAATATTCTATTTCGGAAAATAAGGATTATAATTCTGCGACAATGAAGCCAAGTTTGTGATAACGTCCAATATATGCAGTAGCTGTATTCGCTTGTGCTGACAGTCTTATCTCAATCGTGTTTTCGCCCTCCGGAAGAGTTATAATGTTGCTGTCAAATACCGGCACATAGCTTGTGGATGATGTTATTCCGGAACAACTATCTTTGCCGTTGACATAGACGCTCAGCCTTGCTGTCAAAGTTGTTACTTTGACAGCACCCCAGCACATTAGGATACATTTTCTGCCATGCCCTGTCGCCTTGATGCTATTAAGTGTCAGGGATGTTTTTGTACTTTTTTCGGCATCCAGATAAGTGGTATATGCGTAGGCATACTTACCAGTCATTTTTTGGCTAATTTCAGCAAGCTTATTGGACAAATCCTTATTTTACACAGAAAGGAGATATACATAATTATGAAAATTACATTCAATGATGCAACAGAGTTGATCATCCAGTCAGCGAGCACCCGGCCGGACGGGAGCCTGCTGATCAAAACAATATCAGACACTGAAGAGAATCTAAAGACAATCTTTCAGGATGGCATGAAGACCAAGAAGATGATCATAAAAGAAAGAGAATCTACGATTGGCACTTATGAGAATTACACGGAACTTGAGGGAATCATGAGATACACAGCAGGAATCCTAGGAGTTGTATTACATAAAGTTGGAAAGTCGCAGCTAGAGCGAATTGATGCACTCGAGGTAACTACGGACGACATCGTATTAATGATGGCGGATTTAATAGGAGGACAAGAATAATGAAAACTTTAAACACACTGAAAATGAAAATAATGGTAAGAGCGTTTAGAATCCGCATTGAGAATGGGGAAAAAATAGAAGACATTGCGGCTGATTATCCGGCATTAACAACCGATGACCTGGAAGCAATCAAAGAAGCGTTGAATATCAACTAAGCATTGGCAGTGTTTTCACATTTATGGTATAATTCCACTATAAATGTATGAGGAGGAAATGCTATGAGTATTGTAGAAATAGGTAAAGGAAGCGACAGAATTGAGATGCTTGGATATGATTTGCTGACAGTAATATCCGAAGGGAAAACAGAAAGTGTAGATGTAGTAATAAAACACTTAGGAGACGCTGATTTAGTACATTATTTGATTGATAAATATAAAGATTTTTTCAGCCTTGCATATGAAGGGTGTCCATATAATTTAGACGAATGGGAAAAGGTTTTTGAACAATATTCATATCTTACCTTCGGACATGATGTGAGTAGGAAAATGGGACTTTGTAATCAAGAAAAAGATGGACTGCTTGTTGTTATGAATATTATTTTGCAAGAAATATCTGAAAGAAAATACAAATAATTATTTACCAACCATCAATACGGTGGTTGGTATTTTTATTATAAAAACCGAGGTGGTTATATGGAAATCAGAGCAAGACCGTAAGGTCTTATTTTTATAATAAAAAATAAGAAAGAGTGAGGTATATGAAGAAAATGGATAAAATTTTTAATTGGATCAGCATAATGTTCGGTCTGATCGGCGGCGTTATGTCATACTGGCTCGGCGGATGGGATGTGCTTTTGAAGACAATCGTATTCCTGGCAGTAGTGGATTACATAACGGGAGTCATCAAAGGTATTTATACGAAAAAGCTGTCATCGGAAACAGGGTTCAAGGGATTACTGAAAAAGATTGTAATGTTTATTGTGATTGCAGTGTCTTTTTCCATTCAGGAATTGATTGGAAATACAATTCCGTTAAGAGAAGTTGTGATTATGTTCTATATTTGCAATGAGGCACTGAGCTTATTGGAAAATGCGGCAGTATTTGTACCAATCCCAGACAAGCTGAAAGACGTATTAATACAGTTAAGAGATAAAGATACAGAAGAGGATATAGAGGGCGAATAATCGCCCTCTAACATATTATATAGTGTGCGACGTCGCACAGAAAGGAGCAATT